CGGTCAGCCAAGTGGCTGTTCAGGCAGTGCTCGCTCTGGAACCAGAACAGCGCGTCGATGAGCCTCACGGCCCACCAGCGCTTCTCACGGTAGCATCTACCCGACAACGTCTCGTTGCAGTCGCCGAAGAAGACGACCGCATTGAGAAGCTGTGAGAGGCTGGCGGCGATGTTCCAGACGTACGTCCAGACGAAGTCGCGGAATAGGCGGTCGTTTCTCATCGCTCCAGCTCCTCGGGGTAGTGCTCCAGTTGGTGTAGCATTTGGAGTATGTTGCAAGCCGCGTGTGCCAGATGGTTGCGGCCGGACTCTGGGTCGAGATCCTCACCGGCCTGCCATGCGCTCATGTGCCGCATCAGACAGCCGAAGGATACTTCCCACGGGGTAGGCTTCAACCAGTTGCCCCTAGCGTACTTCGTAGCCCCGTACTCCAACACGTGGCATACTTCCTTCAACGTGCTCATCGGGATCAGCGAGTAGTCAGGTTTGCCCTCGTTGAACCGCAGAGACTTTTCAGTAGTCTTCTTCCCCATCATCCTCTCCAAACATCAACATTGTAACGAGCTGTTGCTTGACCATGTCGATCATGATGTTGGCCTCAGCCAATCCACCAGTGTTCGTCTTGATCGCTAGCCCGTCCTCACCGTACGTTATGATAAGACAGTCAGTGAACTCATCCTCCGCGTCCAGCTCATCGGCTCGCTCGCGCAGAATGTCCACCGCTGTCCGTCGCTCAGGTTCGTCTCCGAACAGGTTAATCACGTTGGTCATCTAGCCACTCCTCCATCTCCTCAGCCGTAGGGATGCGGATGGTAAGGGTGTAGCTAGTGAAGTAACTGACCACCGCGCCAATGCCTGTGATGATCCCCACGCCGATACCGACGTGAGGACTATAGGCTGTGGCCGCTGGGGTCAGGATCGCGCCCATCGTAAAGAAGTTGTATACTCCGGGCAATACCATTCTACCAGTCACGCTCGACATCTTCGGGCCTCCAATCATTCTCAACAATCCAGTCGTCGATGACGTTGTACAACGCGTCCACCAGTGTCGCAGTGTCCACGTCGAGGAAGTCAACGACTTCGTCTGGGTCCTTTGTCTGTACCAAGTACTCAATCAGTGCCTGTAACCGCTCGTCCATGATCGTTCCTTAGGGGAAGTTCTTGAAGAACTCCTCGTCGATGTCACCGCCTTCCACAACCGCGTTGGTAGATCCGTCTACCGGTTGCTCCTCAACTACCACGTCCTCCTCCAGCAGGCTGTAGATAGCCGCTCGCAGCTCTGGCTTGCTTACTTGGAACAACGTGCCCAGTACGTGGACCGCGTCGTTGACGCCAAGCCCGTTAGTCTCACTGAACTCGCCAGCGAGGTATTGTGAAGCGATTCGATATACGCTCATTTGTCTCTCCTTGAGAACATACTCTGTGCGTCGCAGGTGTCGAACAGTGCCAGCACCAGCAGGAATGAAAAGGTGGCAACGAACGTCACCACCCCGTACTCTAAACTAAACTCTCCGAACATTACGGCCTCCGTACCTTCTTGCCCAAGTCCATGTACTCAACGTGCGGCTCGCCGTCGATGACCACGCCGCAGGCGATGATGGGCTTCTTGGCGAAGTGCTTGCCGTAGGCGAATGCCATGTGAGCGTGGTCGACGCCACAGCCAACGGCCATGCCCCAGACCAGCTCTTGGTCGGTGGCGGTGGCAGAGATGCCAGCGTTGGAGTGGTTGTGTCCGCTCACGGTACAGCGCATCCGAGTCTCGCAGTCCTTGCGGAACCCGTTGACGCCCGTCGCTGTCTCACCGTGGTGGTACAGAACGTCGTCGATGATGATGCTGTCCTCGCAAGTCCAGCCCTTCGGCATACCCATCAGCTCCTCGAAGGGACGCATGAAGATCGTTGGCTCCATGCCCAGCTTCTTCAGTTGGCGTGCGGGGATGCGGTCGTGGTTGCCCATGATGAGGGTGGCCTCTGGGAAAGCCTCGTACCAGTCCTTGGCCCGCTCGTAGGCTGACTCATACTCACCGAACACGTTGTGGAGGTTAGGTTCAGAATCATGGAATGACAGGCTATGGTTGTCGAACATATCGCCAATGTGTACAATAGTATCCACGTCCCAAGCGTCGAACGTCTCCTGACAGAACTCAAGGTAGCCCTCCTTCTCGTACGGTAAATGTGTGTCTCCGATAACTCCTACACGGCTCATCGCTTCTTCCTCTCCTCGTTAGTCTTCACTTGGTGGCAAGCCTTACACAAGACTTGGAACCCCTCTACTTCGCAGAACATTCGCTCCACAAAGGCGGGCAGATCTTCGTAGGTCTTCAGGCTACCGGCTGGTTCGATGTGATCCACCTCGGTGTCCTTGTTCCCATAGATCTCGCCGCAGTGGGCGCACTCGTATTGATTGTACCCACGCTTGGCGAGCTTCTTCGCCTCGTGTTTAGGCCCCCACTTCTGGAAGGCCGATCTTAGAGCGGAACGGATGAAGCTGAAGTATCGCGCCTCAGTCCAGTTGCCGCCGTTACGTGTCCGTTCAACTCTCCTCCCCATTGGGCACCTCCCACATCTGATCGCGCTCGCGTCTGATCCAGAGTGATCGTGCTTGGGTGAGGAGCCAACGTTCGATGTCGTCGATGTCGCTACTCATGCGCTGGTCGGCTACCGCATCGCAGTAGACCTGACGCACGTGCTCGTACATCTCCTTCGGGTCGGTCATTGTCTCCAACGGCTCAAAGGTCTTCTTCATGGCCTTGACCCCAGTGCGCTTGAACAGACCCGGAATGTTATCCGTGCTGTCGCCGGTCAGTAACTGCTTGTAGAAGAACCGGTCGGCGTCCTCAGGGGATACCATGTAAACCTCCTTACGTTTCCAGTTGTAGTGCCAGCCGGGGACCCCGTCGAGGTCCTTGTCGAGCGTTGCAATACCCCATCCGTCTTGGACAGAGTGGTACCCTAGGGCGTCGTCGGCTTCCTCGCCCTCAAAGACAATCGCGCCTAGGGTATCCACCATGTACTCCTTGATGGCCGCGTAGTGCTCGGGTCGCTCGCTCTTACGGTTGCCCTTATAAGGGTAGAACGGGTCGAGCCCTTCGCGGTAGTTGCCCTTGCCCGTGAGGAAGATCTCAACGGACTCAGCGTTGACGTCGAACATGATCTGCTCAACGGCACTACGGGTGGACTTGAGGGCGTACTCGACAGGATCGTCCTTGGCCGCGAAGGCCACGCTGTACACGATGATGTCTCCGTCTACGCCCCACTTCATTACAACGCTTCCAGTTCGTCAGCGGTGTCGGTCAGCGCCTCGGCCTGAGCCAGCTCCTTCACGACGATCTTGACGACGCGTGCGCCGACGCCGGACTTGCCGCCCATCGACCAGTCGTAGGTCTTGAGCAGGGCCTCGACCTTAGAGCCGGGACCTAACAGCGCTGGGTCCATCGGCAGGCCAGCCTCGTCGACTACAGTCTGGTACTTGCTGTTGTCGATGGGGAACTTGCTCTTGCACTCGATGAACCGGCCACGGTTGTAGCTGTCGTCCTTGAACTTGACGTTGAGGCCAAGCTCCTCCAGCTTCTCTGCCGCCGCGTCTGACAGGTTAGCGAACTGAACGCTGAACTTGCCGGACATCTGATCTTCGCGGATGAGTGAAGGGAACGCGATAGTTGCGCCTACTTTAACCATTGGGTTTTCCATGTTGCCTCCTTGGCAGTTAGTGTGTGTCGGCCCATGTGTCGCCGACTTGAAATTCGCCGTCTAGTGGGCAACGCAACTCTAGGTTACGTCCCGCTTGGCGAATGGCGTTGCGGAACACGGTGCCTACCCTGTCAGCGTACGCCTCGGGTACCTCGACCTGAAATTCGTCGTGGACCTGAGCGACCAGCTTGTAAGGGTAGCCGTACTCCTCTAGCTTTTCGATGGCGACGACTAGCGCCTCCTTCATTACGATAGCCCCAGCGGACTGGAGCAGTGTGTTCAGAGCGCTATGCTCAGAGCGTACATGAACTCGTCGTCCGTCCAGCCCCGGCAGTTGGCCTCCTCCAGCAATACGCACAACTTTTGTGAGTAGTCTGTCGAGGGCTGGTAGGGAGTGTAGGAACTGGGCCTTGAGCTTTGCGCCTTGAGCCTGTCCACCACCAACGATACTTCCGATCTTCGCGTCGCCCGCCCCGTATAGGAAGGCGTAGATGAATGTCTTTGCGTCATTGCGTGTCGGCAATCCTGCCGCCTCCTGATTGTAGGTGTGAATGTCGCCGTTGAGGATGAGGTCAGTGTACTCGGCGTCCTGCATATAGTGCGCCAGCATCCTCAGCTCCAAGCCCGAGGCGTCGATGCCCACCAGCTTGTTGCCCTCCTCCACGGTGAAGCACTCGCGGTACTCGCGGTCGCTGGGGATCTGGGCCATGTTGGGCTTGCTGTGCGTCATGCGGCCGGTGACTGCGCCGCAGGTATTCACTCGCCCATGTATACGCCCATCTTCACCAACGGCGTCCAGCCAGCTTCGGAGCATTCCGATTCTCTTTCCCAGAGTAAGATACTCCAAGACAAGGTCAGCCTCCGGAATCCCCACCTCAGCCAACGTTGTCTCATCGACTTTGGCCTTTCCGGTTTCCGTCCGCTTCTTCCATACAACGCCCTTCGATTCAAGGCGCTCCGCAACTTGTTGCCGCGAACCGGGATTAAAGACCGTGACCTTGTCTTTAAGACGTTTACCTGTCTTCTCGGAATATCGCTCCTCGATGATCGGTGGAAAGGTTTCCTGTAGCTCACGCTCGATCTCCTCCATCCGTTGCTGGTGCTGGTCGTACATGGCGCAGGCCCGAGGGAAGTCCAGCTTGAAGCCGTTGTCCTCTTGCAGGCGCGTGTACGTTGCCACCTTGTGCTCGTTCTCGACTGCCCACTCATCGAAGTAGCTCAGCTCGTTGTAGAGCATGAACGCCACGTCTACGTTCGCCCGCGTGTCTTGCAGGCAGTAGTCGATCATCTTCTGAGTGACCGGACCGTCGAAATCGGCTGGGTCAAAATCGTCCTTAAGCTCACCTCCGGCCAAGGTAGCCAGATTCTTGAGGCTATGGCCGCCGTTACGACTAGGATCAGCAAGCCTGCTAAGGATAAGAGTGTCCACAACCGTTGTGCCGTCCTCCGGAGCCCAGCCCCAAACCGCGTTGAGGACAGGTAGGTCGAAGCCAATAAGATTGTGCCCGACAATGTGCGTCGCTCCTTCGAGGTCAGTCTCCAGCTCCTCACGGCTGGTTCCCCATTTGCTGTTCGTAGGCTTGCCACGCTCGCAGTAGGTCAGCCCGTAGCCGTGAATTGTCTTGTGGTCCAGCGTTGTCTCGATGTCGAGTAACACGAACGTTTCTGGCTGATACATAAGCCTCGCTCTCCATTGTCTGTTGTTCAAGTACGTACGCGCCCATCTTGCTCATAACGTCCTCCTCTATATATAGTACAAGGGAGGGCCATTGGGGGTGACTTATAGCGCCTCAATGGCCTCCTGTACCGGCTCATACTCGGACAGCCGTCCGGTATCGTTGTCATACAATAACGCACCAGCGGGCCCCGTGATGCCGCTGAAGCGGTTCTTGAGTACCCTCATGTACGTGGTGTTGCGCTCAGTCGGATCGTCGCTCTGGCCGTTACGCTCCAGACCGATGACGAAGTCAGACAGTTGAGCAATCGCCGCGGAGCCGCGAAGCTGGGACAGGCTGGTAGCCGCGCCTTCTTCGTGGCCCTTGCCCTCGGGCCTTTTCAGGTGGGACACGGCAAACAACACACAGCCGGTGTCCTGAGTCAGACTCCGCAACCGAGTCATGATCTCATCGAGGGCCTTGCGCTCGTCGTTGTGCTGGCCTGCTGACACTAGGATGGAGATGTGGTCAAGGATGATGACCTTACAGTCCATCGCCTTCACAAGGTAGCGCACGCGGGAGATGATCTGCTCCACGGTGGCTCCGGTGTCGAACGCCGCATTCATGATGACGAGTTGCTCATCGCCGAACACACGGTCAAAGGACGCCTTGTACTCATCGCTACCCCGTGCAACTTGGGAGGTAGGGAGATGCACTGGCGTAGACAGATCGACGGACATGAAGCCCTCTGCCGTGCGCTCAACGGATTCTTCCATAAACAACGTACCGATACGTGCGTCGGTAGTGTTCTTGATGTGCATGACCAGCTCACGCAGGATGGACGACTTGCCCAGCCCCGAGCCAGCGGTCACGGTTATCAGCTCAGTCGGCCGGAAGCCAAACGTGAGGCTGTTGAGTTTGGCCCACGGGTAGTCGCCGATGGCCTCAGGCCGCGAGGACGTCAGGCGCTCCCACAGCTCATCCTTGCCGATGATGCCGCGCGGCACGTAGCTGGATGCTGTCTCGACTGCCTCGATGAACTCACTGCGGTGGCCCGCCTTGAGGTAGTCGTTGGCGTCCTTGCCCTGCTTCGGGTTGAGCTTGACGACTCGGAGCTTGCCAGCGAACACCTCAGCCGCCTTCTCGATGGCCTCCTTGCCCGCGTCGTCGGCGTCGAAGCACAGGTAGATCTCCTTGAAGCTGTCGAGGAACTCGTACGCCTCCTTGAAGTCTCGCCCTGCGCCTGCCGCGCCGCCCTTGAGGCTGACCACGGGCCAGCTCTGGTCGAGCAATGCCGCCGCCGCGATGGCGTCGCACTCGCCCTCGGTCACGATCACGGCCTTCTGGCCACCGGAGCCGTAGCGGTGCTGGCCGAACAAGCCCGCGCCCTTGAGTTGCCCCACTACGCGGAACGTCTTGTCCTTGATTGAACGCACCTTGAAGGCAACCGGATCGGCCCTGTCCTCGCTGAAGTACGGGTACAGGTGGTGCGTGTCGGTGAC